AGTTGTTGCTCCAGTTATTGAGGAAGTTGTTATTCCAGTTATTGAGGAAGTTGTTGCTCCAGTTATTGAGGAAGTTGTTGCTCCAGTTATTGAAGAAGTTGTTATTCCAGTTATTGAGGAAGTTGTTATTCCAGTTATTGAGGAAGTTGTTATTCCAGTTATTGAGGAAGTTGTTATTCCAGTTGTAGAGGAGGTTATTGCTCCAGTTGTAGAGGAGGTTATTGCTCCTGTTGTTGAAGAGGTTATTGCTCCTGTTGTTGAAGAGGTTATTGCTCCCGTCGTTGAAGAGGTTGTTATTCCAGTTATTGAAGAGGTTATTGCTCCTATTGTAGAGGAGGTTATTGCTCCCGTCGTTGAAGAGACTGTTGTGCCAGTTGTTGAAGAGGTTATTCAGCTTATTATTGAGGAGGCGGAACCCACAATTAATTAAAACAACAATTCATTGTAATATCTACTTTCCTTTTCTTTTTCTACATTTCTCAGATTAACTTCCAATCTGTAAAATTCTTTATGGATCATTATTGGCAAAAATATTGGAAGGAAATAATAAAAGGATCCCCTACATCCATGACCAAATGAATATATATACATATAAGACTCATCTTTGTCGTATTTATTGTAAGAATAATTATAAGTTTTTGTTCCGCGATAAAATCCTAATCCGCACCAACCTGCATATGCCATTTTCAAATGATTCTGATTTATTTTTAGATTCATTGCAGATCTTATAGATGTACTTAATTCTCTAATTTGTTCTAATAAAAGATATACAAGTGTTACTTTTTTACAAAAAGATATACAAGTGTTACTTTTTTACAAAAAGATATAGACACAAAACACTTAATTTGTTATTCACAATGAGCAACAAATTAAATTCTCTATCGGAGGCGGAATTATCTGACATGGTTCTCAAAGCAAATTTTGCGTATCATTCTTCTGGAAAACCCATCATGACCGATTCCGAATATGACGATCTAATTGATTTTATCAAATCCAAGTTTCCCAACAATAAAACCGTCAAAGAAATCGGCGCCCCCATATCCGGCAAAAATAAGGTCACACTTCCCTACAATATGCCCTCCATGGACAAGATAAAATTTGACAACATAAACATTCTAGATAATTGGACCAAAAAGTATCGCGGACCCTACGTTATTTCCTGTAAATTGGACGGCGTCAGCGGCATGATAGCAGGGTCCAAAATGTACACTCGTGGCGACGGCACCGTCGGCCAAGATATTTCCCATTTAATTAAACCAATGAACCTACCTACATTGAAGGATATGGTTGTGAGGGGCGAATTCATCATGAAACGTGCCACATTTGACGCAAAATACAAGAGCAAATTTGCGAATCCACGCAATATGGTATCCGGCATAATCAATTCCAAGAAGGCCGATAAAAATGTGCTGGCGGATTTGGATTTCGTGGCCTATGAAGTTGTGTTTCCCGCGATCAAACCTAGCGAGCAGATGGCCGCATTAGAGAAAGCCGGATACAATGTTGTAAAATATAATACGGTGCCTGCACTAACAAGTCAACTTCTTGTAAATACTGTCACGGATTGGCGCACAACTTATTTGTATGAGATTGACGGCATTATTATTGCGGATGATGGTGTTTATGCGAGAACTGACAAGAACCCGGAACACGCGTTTGCGTTCAAGATGGCAATATCGGAGCAAATGGCCGAGACCCGAGTCCTTGATGTTTTGTGGGAGGCGAGTCAAGACGGGTACTTGAAACCGCGAGTCAAAGTGGAGCAGGTCAAGATCGGCGGCGTCAATATAGAATTCACTACAGGATTCAACGGCAAGTTTATTGAAGACAATAAGATTGGACCAGGCGCAGTCATACAATTGATCCGGTCGGGGGATGTGATCCCCTACATAAAATCGGTGTTAATTCCTGCGGAAAAGGCGAAAATGCCCGACGTGGCTTTTATATGGAATCCGACGAGGGTGGATGTCATATTAGAAAATGCGGCAGATGACGCTACAGTGAAGGAGAAGAATATCGTGGGATTTTTCACGGATTTGGAGGTGGAAGGATTATCAACAGGAAACGCGAGGCGGATCATCGCGGCGAAATATGACACGATTCCGAAGATTTTGAAGATGACACCGAAAGATTTTGAAAAGGTGGAAGGTTTTAAAGACAAGATGATAGAGAAAGTGCACGGATCAATTAAAGAAAAAGTGGGATCTGCCTCGCTCGTTCAGATCATGGCAGCCTCTAATAAGTTCGGACGCGGGGTAGGATTAAGGATCCTTAAACCGTTGATGGATGCATATCCTGACTTTTTAATTAAGGTTGAATCTCGCGCCGACAAAATAGCTAAATTGAATGCGTCAGGTATCCATAAGAATGCGGAGGCCTTTTGTGAAAACATAGAGACATTTTTGAAATTCTTGGAGGAATGCGATTTGAAAAACAAATTGAAGGAAGAAAAATTGGAGAAGCCGATAGAGAAAACCTATGATTCTGCAAATCCTTTATATGAGAAGTCGGTGGTTATGACAAAGGTCCGCGATCAGTCAATTATTGATTATTTGGTTTATGTAAATGGAACTTTGGAAGATTCTTTTAAGAAGAATACCATTGCTTTAATTGTTAAAAGCAAAGATGACGTGTCCAATAAGACCAAGGACGCCGTCAAGAGAGGCATCCCTATCATGACTGTGGAGGAGTTTAAGTATATATATATGTAAATTTTACAGTTTTACAGGCTTTTTTGCTGTTTTTCTTAATTTGCCTTTGTTTCTCCCATATTTACAATGTTGTTTTTGAGAAAATCCACGCGGCCTTTTACAATTTATGCTCTTTTTATATTTGTCCGACCACTTGTGCGTTTTATTTTTCATATATATATTAAGTTCAAAATAAAATTATAAATAAATATAATATAAAACAAAAAATATTATATTTATAAAATGACAACTGAGTGCTGCAACTGTAATAAATCTTTTCTAATAGAAAAGATGTTTGAATGCAAAATATGTAATAAAGAAGAAATCAAAGAACCTAAAATGTTATGCAAAATGTGTTTTGATGAATGCTATGGTTGTGATTTGAGAGGATGTCCGGATTGTCTTGATATTGCATGTAGTGATTGCTTGGTTTTAATGTGTCATGAATGTAGAAATGGCGAGACTCTTTGCGGATGTTATGGAAAATGTTATTGGTGTAATAGAGACATTAATCGCGGATCGGATGGATGGCCTTGTGATGAGTGTAATAGATGGGGATGTCATGATTGCCGAATTGGAAATGGTTGTAAAGAATGCGATCCAATTGCGAAGCAAGCATCTAACAAACAGTTGGATCCAATTGCGAAGCAAGCATCCAACAAACAGTTGGATCCAAATTATGAATCGGAAAAAGAAGAGGATAAAGAGGAAGAACCAATAGATGAAGTAACAATTCTAAAAAATAAAATAATAGAACTGGAATCAGAAATTTTAAAATTAAAAGAAGAAAATGTAAGGTTGTTAAATATAAGAAACGAACCTAAAAAATAAATAATAAAGTATTTTGGTTTATAAGATTTTGGATTTGTAATATAATAAATAAAACAATGAACAACGCAATAAAATCCATACCTTACACGGCAATTTCTCTATCGGTCATTGGCAGATTCATTTTCATGTTTCTTTTGTACAAAAATAAAAGTACCAATAGTTTATCATTGTTGTTTTGCGGTTTGAATATATGTTCATCTAGTATGTGGATTTATTACAGCGTCCAGATGCAAGACGTTCCTATGATTTTTCGTAGTTCAACCGAGATTTCTCTATTGATATTATCATCCATATACATAATTCACAATAAAATAGTAGAATCGCGCAACGTTTTGCCCGAATAAATATTATTTAATAAAATATTATTTATATTGTATTCTTCATTGGTTTACACCTTTTTACATTTCCCGAAGGCAGGCGCGCAGAAGACCACCAAAGGTGGTCAACGTAGTTCCCCTTATGGGGAACTTAGTGCCTGCCCGCCTTGTGAAACGCCGTAGGGCAACCATGGGTTGCCCCACCTGTAATTTCCCTGCGGGAAATTATTCCCTTTGGGACGGCGTATTTTAATGTGAAAAGGCAACTGTTACTTTGTAACCGACACAAGGCACTGCGTTTCGTAAATTGCCTTTGTTATATTCAATACTTCTGCTCCCTTCGGGTGCAGAAGTATGATATATAAATCGGCATTTCAAAGGTTAAAAGGTGTAAAAAGCAATTTTGTAACATGTTCCCAAAAAAACAACTTTTCTATTATAAAGTATGGGATGTTCCGTGATTTGGGATAATGCGTTTGACACATTTTCATCAACTGGATCAATAAAATGAATTATCACAAAATTATCTGACGAATATTCGGTTGTTAAACTATCTTTCTCTAATTTGATTCTAAAATTTTGTGTATCCGCATTTACTAGTGTTATTGCCACGATTTTGCCTTCACCGACAAAATTAAATTCAACATCGCACAACCGAATATACATATTTGTGTCAACGGTTATTTCTTGTTCGGGAGTAGCGTCTCTTGTTCGCGGTTCCACGACAATATTATAAAAAAATTGGTTATAAGACATTTGTGCCATTTGTGTAATTTCACTTGCCATTATACAAGATCAACACATAATTTAAGCAATCACTTTCCGAGTTTTGCCATGGCCATACCCATATTTTCTCTTTGACTGATTTGCCAAAATAAATGCTTTGCCTTTGTGATCACATCCGTCTTGTAAAATATCATAATCAACTGCGGCTGCTTTGCCCGCCGTAATAGCACTAGCAAGTCTCGCTAAACCCCAGGATTGCGCCGTTTGATTCGGCCGCGACCCCGATGAGAAATACGCACCTGCACCTTTATTAACTATTTTTTCCAAGGCGCCAATAGAGCATCCGGTTTTTTGCGCTAATTCTGGAGTAGGCGACACGTTTTCAACGCCATATATTCGGCGCGCGTTTGCCACATGGTTGGATGGTTTTGAGTAAAAAGACTTGACCTTATGTCTGGTGTAATATTTGCCTTTCTTGTAAAGCTTCTTGGATTTCATAAGCATTTGTGCTGCTTTTATTTTGTCTTTTTGGGACAATTGAACTGGCAAATAACGGAGGGGAAATTTCATTCTACAACTACTATATCATCCGACTTTTTCTTCTTACTTTCACATAAAATAAGTTTCTCCACAAATTTATCGGGATCATGTTCTACATCCGTATAAACGTTAATTATTTCCGCGGGAGTATAAACGCGATCTGGGACCAATTCAAGAGTATCAGAGGCAATCGGTTTATCAAACAAATGCTCATAAATTTCGCCAATTGTCTTCCTAGATGTGTAGGACAATTCCAGCTCAATGTCTATGCGACCAGGGCGTTTCAAAGCGGGATCCAAATCATTGTAATGATTGGACGACATGATCATGATGCGTCCTGAGGTTTCGCGAATGCCGTCCCATAAATTGAGGATATCATCTAATGTTAAAGTGTCTTCTTCCAATAATAAACTCGGTTTAATTGAAACGGTGTCCTTTTCTATCAAATTTTCCAGTATTAAAGACTCTACGGTTTTGATCTTTTCTTTAGATTCTATTGCTTCGGCCTTCTTCTTGGCGCGGTCTTTGACAATTTCGCCAATACAATCAATATCCTCAAACACTATAATTTTCTTGTCAAAAGTGATGGTGCCTTTCACATTCTGTTCATTATATCGCTCTTCAAAAAATACCGCGTCCAATTGTTTTTTGGTCTTTATCATTTTCAGCGAAATAGAGACAATGTGTCTTTTGGTATAATTGGCGATAGCTTTAATAAAAGATGTCTTGCCGGTGCCGGGCGGGCCATGCAATCCAATCCCAAGAGTGTAGGGGATTCCCTTGTCAAAATACCACTCCTTGTTTTTCAGGAAATGATCTATTTTGGCGCACACGCGGTCTTTGTTTTCAAAGAACAAATTAGAAAAGGACCTGGTGCTTTCAAACCGGGTTTCTTGCCAGCGTTCGTAGGAGTCGTCTTCTATTTTTATTTGCGACAATGTATAAATATATTGTTTGTTTTGGCGAAAAGAGTTGATGGACGCCAGATGCCTTTCTGTAATGTCATCCACGTATTTCTTCATGACGCTTATGGAACTCTTGGATGAATACAATTGGATGATAATTCGTTCCAGTTTTGCGCTGTATTTGTTTCCGCTTTTCTTGGTTGTGGTATCTTCTTCGGTGTCCACAACATTGTAGGCATTCGCATATATTTTAAGATCGGCATCAATTAAAAAATCGGTGGATTGACTGACCACATACATGGAGGACTGGCCTTTGACATCGGCGTCTGAGTTTTTTGACATATTGTGTTCTCGGATGGAATAGATAGTGGGATTCGTTTCAACTGTATCCATTATGTGTTTCCACAGCGCTTTGAAATTGTTACTGAAACACGCGGTTTGATGGAGAGTGCTATCATAAGCGCATGTTTTTGATGATATTTTACCTTCATATTCTATCATGTTTTTATTGGTGAAAATTCTGAAATTTAGAATCCAACCAAAAAAATGGCGCAAATTGATTTTATCAAAGTATGAAAAAATATTTGAGATCGCGGTTAATAACACGGTCATCATTATGGCGTCTATTATGGGATTGTTGGTTTTAATATAATTCAATAAAATGCTATTTGTGGTGTGAGAATGATCCATTGATAATGAACTTATATTTGAATTGTTTTTATATGAGTATAATTGATTTTAATAGGTAATATATAATGACAACAAAAAAACGCAAATTCACATTTAGAAAAACAATAAAAAGTGGTTCCAGAACAAAAGAACCGTGCAGAGGATTCAAAGATGTTGATATTGAATTTGTTTCACAATCGGGTAAAGTATACAACAAAATGCGCAAAACATGCATATATACAGGGGTTGACAATGATATTTATTATTTGACAACTCGGCATTTTTTAAGAGAAAATATTGACAGCATTGATATTCAAAAATATTATGTAATGTCAAAAGCAAATAATGTAATTTCGTGCAAAATTATGATTAAAAATAAATATATTGGTTGTTTTATTCAAATAAAATTAGATTGGTATGCCATAATGCGTCAGAGCATGTGGATGGCATATTGGTTAGACACGTCAAAACTTGAAATCTATTACAAATTTAAACCCGGTTCTATCAGAATTGATAAAAATGGATTAATATATTTTCCGCATCAGGCAATATACCCCGCCGCAGAAACCATTAAAATTAAAGATGAAAATGTAGAACAAATCAAAATTGATGAAAACGCAATCAATCATGGATTTTTTAAATCCACATATGATAACCATTCAACAAGTAAAAAAAAAACAACCGATGAAATATTTCAAATTTTAGACAGATTTCGTTTGGATATCAGACACAATTATATTTAACAGTGTGATTAATTCAAAATTTCAAGTAATACATCCGGTTTCACAATAAACAAATAGCACCCAGATTGCTGGCATTTTTCTAGGGTTTTTGCGCTCAATTTGGCTGGAGGATTTTTCAGCATATGTTCATTCAATTTGTAGAGCTCATTATTTAATTTATGTCCAGTTTCTCTTGTCAATTCCATTTTTTGATACATGGAATCCAGAAATTCAATAAAACGGTCGCGATTCGTGTTTGGCACATTAGGTCTGGGATTGGTGCTAAAATGCCCGCGATAATTAGTCATCCATTTTGCTGCGACATCTTCAATGACCGTTTTCTTATCTTGATCCGCATTTTGCAAATACAATTCGGGCACGGGATTGCTCTTATTTATTTGTTGGAACAGGTCAATGGCCTCGCCGTCGGTCACGTCTATGCGAATGCTTATGATGACGTGTTGCGACAATATATGCGAAATATCGCCTGAAAATTCTCCAGGAGTTAGAAAATCCAAGGGTTTTTTATTTTCATCATGGATAATTTTAAGGGCGGTGAATCGGTGTAATCCGTCCAGCAAATATATGGTGTCATTGCTGTTTTCATAGATGGCATAAAACATCCAATCTATGGTGGGGCGGCGACTATGGACAAATTGCGCGATTTCCCTACATCTCGTGATATCGGGAGGACGATTATATTTCCATTTTTTTATATTGGTTGTAAATAGATCTGCGATGGCGCATTTCATTAAAACGTGATTAGATGAGTATCTGTAGATTAGTTCTGAATTCATTTTTATAATTTGAAATCATCGGACAAAAATGATTTCAAATCAATTTTTCTTCAAGAATAATCTATTAGAAATTGAGTTGATTCATCAAAATCATAGCCATAACAAAAATCCAAGTATTTATTTTGATCTATTGGTCTTGGTTTTGAACCCGCGCGATGCCGTTGGATTGACGATGCAAACACAACCATCGGAAAAGAATATTTTCTTAAAATGTATGGTTGCCAGGTTCCAAGCCATTTGTATGAGTTGTTTTTATATGGCATTGCGGCGTTTTCAAAAAACGCGTCAATCTTATTTTCTATAATTGTTTCATTTGAATTTGGACTAATGAACGTGACAAAACTACATATCCATAGATTATCAAGTGATGGTCTTTGTTCCAAATATGTAATCATTTTTTCGGACATTGTTTTATTAAAATTAGCGTTTATCATGATATAAGTAGTGTTTTGT